CAAGATTTACATGTCTCGTCATGCAGCTTTAGTAACTCTTTTGTATTCATTTTATTTCTCTTTTACAAATTTACCGTCAACCATTTTACCCTTCCGATCTTTGATCTCGTCATAGGCCAGACTTAAACAATAAGTAGGATCTAGTTTAAGCATCTTGGATGCGATAATAATCGTCACCAACATATCACCTATGCCATCCGCTACCTCTGGATTATTAAATGCCGATTCAGTAACCGCATCTATTGTTTCATCCAACTCTTCTTGAGTCTTATCTAACTGAGCCAAAGGGTCAGCAGCATCAAAGATGCCCCGCTTATGCGCCCAAAATTCTACCTTGTCTACTAGTGTCTCAAAGTTATCCATCGTTTTTTTTCTTTTTGTTTTGTTCCATTCTTTGGATGTGTCTATCCCAGATGTCTTCTGGCATCTCTTCCAACGCTTCTATGCGTCTCTGCAAATGCGATCTCATCCTTATATTATAGAACTCAATCGGAAAAGTTATAAGGGTTTTTATAAAAACACTTATACAGCTGACCACGGCTAGCATCACACCAAACGTCAAGCCAACAAAAATCGTGAAGAATAAACATTCTGCTTTTAAATAATTCATATTCATAAGAAATTCTAAACGCTAAAGATATTCTAGGAGGTTACCCAGGCGGTGGCAATGAATATCTATAAGAGCTTAGAGGGAATCCTAAACAATATCCAGCTATGGTCAAGAGATTTTTTCAAGATTAATAAAAAAAGTGTAAATTTAAGTATGCTTCAACAATTATTAAGCGAAATACACTCCAGCGCATCAGTATCATCGGGGGACTGGGCTAACTTTAGGGCTGAAGTCACAGGCATGTATCTTCTAAGTGGTCAAGCTAACAAAGAGTGGGACTCTCAACACTTAATTAGAGAATATAACAAGAATATAAATGACAGATATGAAAGTTGGACTGGAACTGCTCCTGTCACCACTGGGTTATTTATCGAACCTTACAATGATGGTCTGAGTTATATAGGAACAGGTAATTTTCGTAACTACCCTTGAACCTTTTCAATAGGTAACTCATATTCTTGGTAAGGTAAAAACCAATGTTCGCAATTAGACAAGACATCCCCCAAAGTCACCATTGACATCCAGTCTTTTCTACCGTTGCGCTGGTATCCTTTATATAGACACTCGCTAACTTTAGTGACTCGATTATGCATATCACATTTGTCTTTAGCTAAATTATAAAGATCAATATTTTTAACATGGAGGAAAAAAGCTCCGACATCAAAAGCTATCCAAACAGGAGTGCCTTTCTCATTGCACCAGCCAGTCTTACCATTGACATTAGTAAACTCCAAAAGAATTCTCCCTTCTCGCGTAGAGTTCTTAATACCTTTTAAGTCTACAGTCTCACCGTCTACAATGAAATCGACATGACCAATATCTTGCATCTTCCCCGTCTTCTTTATTACCAACCCAGCAGACAAGCATGAGTGATGGTAACGTTTTGTAGACTCATCCATAAGCTTCTTAGTGTGAGCGACATGACTAGAACCTGACAGACCTTTAGCTTTATTAGAAATCATATAAATATAATATATAAGTAATTAAAAATTGCAAGAAAAAATAAAAAAACCCCCTACCCATTACAGGTAGGAGGTTGATCTAGGAGAAACTAGACTATTTATTTTTGGCTTTACCAACATTTAGAGCCGCCCAGTCAATTATCGAATAGATTTTTGCCCATAGCGTTCCCTCTTTTGGGGTTGGGGTTGCAGCAGCGATTGCAGATGCAAAAGCAATTCCAGCAGTCACTACGCCAAACCAAGGATTATCTTGAACCAGTTGAATAATTACGTCCATACTTTAATTTACACTATTCAGAGTAATTATGAACCAATTTGTTTTGTGGCGTAACCTTGATATTGATCAGCAGGATCTAATTCCCAACCTTGGATACCAAACTTATGCGCTCCAGTCTCAGCACTCTCGATATCATATATATCTGGCGAATCCAACTTGTGACAGCAGGAATCAATAGGGTTGTCTTGCTCATTTAAAACAGCGATCATCAACTCTTTGTAGCCATTAGGACCAATAATCCTACTGTCGTATCTGTAGCTCATTCTGCACTAATTACAATGTAATCGTGAAAGTTTTTATAACTATCAGCATACTCAACACAAGATTTAAAGTCGCCGACATGATCAACATAAGAAGAATCAATTACAAAGTACTTTCCTTCTGGGATCGGGTATGGTTCTGCTCCCCTCGCTAGATGAGTAGAAGAGATTCTCCAACCGTTGCCATCGCTCTTGACCACAGTTTTAAATTTTAAAGTCTCAGCGGGATGAGCATCTTCCTCAAACGTCTTTAGCATCTTAGTAAGCTGCCACTTCGTCAGAAAAACATGGGCATTCACTTTCTCTGGGGGAACAACCTTAACAGTCTCTTTAACTTGGACCTTTGGCTCTTTGTAACCATGCCAAGCAGCGACTCCCCATAAGGGCAAACAAACAAGTAAGAATAATATTGTCTTTTTCATACGCCCCCCATAATAGAGACTCAAAGCTCCTTGGCAAGCACATTATTCACTTCTCTTCTAATAATAACAATAGGATCATTGTAAAAATTGCAATCTTGTATTCTAGCTTTATTATAACCCCAGTAATCCAGAGCGCCTTTTTCGTCATTGAACTCTGGAGTATTTGGAATAGGTTCGTATACAAAACCTCGATCTTTAGCAATTATGTGGACTTGCCTATAGTTCTTCATTTTTAAAATTCAAGCTTAATCGCTCTGGAAGTGCCAGCCAACCCTAAGTAAACATCGCTACCCTTGACTAAGGCTGTTGTTGAATAGCCAGTTCCTAGACTCATAATACCAGAACCTTCTTTAGCTGTAGGCTTACCATCCATGAATTCATGCTCATAATCTTTCCACTGAACCTCGTAAGTCTCTGGATTAATTCGAAAACACTTAGTATCTGCCCAGAATGCACTATAAATCCAACCATCAGGAGCTAAGAAACCATGAAAATTTTTGTTCTTATTAGCTACTGCAAGGTAATCTTCTGGCAAATCTACCTCTTCATAAGTATCATCGGCGCAGTTAATAATTAAAATCTTTTTGCCTTGCCTTGGTAAACAAAACACTTTGTCAACAGCCTCTACATAAATCGCACCAACGTATTTATGAGTCCACCCTGAAACTCCTGAAGTGGCTGGAGGACCATCCAAGTAAGAGAAAATACCAAACTTGTCAATCTTAGCTACACTAGTACCTAATACTTGAGGCATGTATATCTCACCTTTTTTATCTACGGCAGCACCCCAGATATGATTACAGAATGTATACCGACTAGGTTTCTGGGGAGTAATAGACGCTACTTCACCAGTATTTGTGTTATAAGAAAAGATATGCAAGGTTTTCGTATAAGAGGGCATATAAATAATTCCATCATTACCTTCTGCCCCAGATCTAATTTGAGGGCAAGAGGCAAATTTCTTTTCTAAAGTTATAGAGCCTGTCTTCCTACCTAATTTACCAATAGAAGTCTGGTAAGCTGGCAAGAAATATGTATAACCATCGGAAGCTTCGACGTTACCAATAAAACCTTTATAACCTACGCCATTTCTTTTTATAGAATCTGTAGATGTATCAGTCTCGATATGCATATCAGACTTATAACCTAAAGAATGTATTGTCCCGTTGTCATCTAAAGCCATTGTGCGGGTCTTAGTGAGATTGCCTACTATTTCATTGTCTAAATATTTAAAAGTTGGCCAAGAATGAGAGTTTAAATTAGTCGAGGAAGACCCAATACCCACGCTAGACGATCCGATACCAGCGCTAGACGATCCGATACCAGCGCTAGACGATCCGACTCCCACGCTAGACGATCCGACTCCCACGCTAGACGATCCGACTCCCACGCTAGACGATCCGACTCCCACGCTAGACGATCCGATACCAGCGCTAGACGATCCAACCCCTACGCTAGACGATCCGACACCAATGCCAGAAGCCTTGTCCTCCAAATCTTCCATTTTTTTTAAAGAAGACTTAAGACTCTTTATTAATTTTCTAATTATACTATAGAACATGATATTATCGACCTTGCCCTCTATATTTCTTCTTGTAATTCTTACTAGATTTATTGGAAGAGTTTTTATTCTTTGAATGGACCCCTTTATTTTTAACCTTTTTCTTGGTTGGAGCCATTGATCCTGATGTTTTTTTAGCCATAATTATATTTCTACGTATTTGGGAGCAATCTCAGCTATCTCCTCACAAAGACTTTTTATCTCTCTAGAAGACATTTCTCTAGCAAGCCTTTTTAATTTCACGACTTCCCAATAAAATTTTTGATATTCCTCATTCTGATCTAAATAATTTTGAGTTTTTAAATCATAGATGAAAGCATCATAAACTTCATACCTTGTAGAGTCTATACATTTTTCTATAGGCTCAAACAAAGAATTACCCACTACGTATGAGAATATATAGTTAGGATCGACTTCTATGTTTACTTTAGACATCAAACTATATTCCACTAATGAGATTTTATTTCTACTAGAAAATTCTAATTCTACTCCTTATTTTCGAGACATGCCTACGTTTTTCTAAAACAGATCCTCCTTCTCTGCTGCCAGCTCCGTTAGTATTACCCTCAATAGTAACTACATAACCACTTGAGTCGATATCTTTAACAGCTAGACCTATATGAGAGAATGAAAAGACGACAATGTCACCAGCTTTAATGTCCTCATTTGTAGGCTTCCGCAAATCAACCCCTTTTGAGCCTTGCTTTCTAGCCCAGTTTTCAAAATCCCAAGCTCCTGCTGTTTGAGGTCTTTTGAATGAAACATCCTGCCCTTCAATAGCTTCTTTAACCAACCAACAGATGAAGGCTGCACACCAAGGCCACCCCTTATCAGGGTCCAACCAAGTAGCAGCTTTATATACGTCAACCCTTGGTCCGCAGTTACTACCGTCAATTTCTGATACCCCAATTTCTCCGCGAGCTAAATTAACCATTTTCTCGGAAATACTACTTCCAGAAACTTCCGTTTCATCTGTAGATAACTTAGCTAGTATAGCGTTCCAAGTGACTGGACCATCAGATCCATCAGCAGAAACACCTAATAGTTTTTGAACGGTTTTAACAACTTCTTTTTTTGATTTAAAGTCCATTTTAATTATTTTTTAATTATTTTTTCAGGGTTTTTTGCATATTTTTTAGCTAATGCAATCAAACCATTTATGATTTCAGGACTAATTACACCAACAACACCATATGAAACAGCTTTAACTAAATCACTTATGGGAGCATCATGCAGAATGAACCATAAAATCATAGAGAGTATTGCTGCAGAACTAACATTTTTTGCAAATTCCTTCCAACAGTATTCTACTTTCGAGTTCAGCATACGAGCTATCATTCCTGCAGCCCCAATTATTGGAATAACCCATCCGCCATCCAGAAATTCTCTCATTAGATTTTTTAGGTCCATGTAAATTAACTTACACAAAATGCT